CACAAACCTTAACGCAGTTGCTGTTAAAAACCTAAGTGATTTACAAGGCAATAGAAAGGACGTAACAAGCACAGATGAAACTAATAACCAATAGTGCTGAAATTAAAGTAACTGAAAACGAGGACGGTTCTAAGTCGTTTCAAGGCATTGGTTCAGAAGTTGGTGTAGAGAATCGTAACGGTATTATCTTGACGCCTAACTGCATTGAGTTTGCCAGAGAACGATATCCATTGCTATATGAACATGGATCTGGCTCTAGCGAAGTCATCGGGGACGCAAAGGTTTACTATGATTTAGCTACTAATAAATACCTGACTGACTTTACGCTTTATGACAATGCACCAAACATTAATAAGGCTGTGGAAAATGGCGCGTTTGATTCACTATCAATTGCCTATTATATTACAGATTATACTTTTGATGATAATGACGCTCTAGTTGTAAATAAAGCACAATTTAAAGAGATTTCTCTTGTTTCAGTACCAGCAGACCCTAACGCAAAATTTATTCAAAATGCCTTAGGCGAAGAACTCACAGAAGAACGCAACAAAATTATTGAAAGCCGAAACGCTTTGAAAGAAATTGAGGATATTAAAAAGAAATATGAATAAACCTGATTTAATCGAAAAACAAAACCGCTTGGCAGAACTTAAAGAAAATAACGTATCTTTAAAATCTCAAATCAGTGCCTTTGAAGTAAAAAATGCAATCGAAGATTTGCCAAAAGTACAAGAATTAGAAAAAACACTTTCAGAAAATTCGATTGAAATTATCAAAATTGAGAACGAACTTAACGCACAGGAAGAAAAACCAAAAGGAAAAGCTAAAATGACAAACTTTATTGAATCACAAAACGCTGTAACAGAATTTTTTGATGTATTGAAAAAGAACTCTGGAAAGTCAGAAATTGAAGACGCTTGGAACGCAAAACTTGCTGAAAATGGTGTAACTATCACAGATAAAACTTTTGAGCTTCCGCGTAAATTGGTTGAATCAATCAACACAGCTTTGTTAAATACTAACCCAGTGTTCAAAGTATTCCGTGTTACAAATGTCGGCGCTTTGCTCGTATCACGCTCATTTGATTCAGCTAATGAAGCACAAGTCCACAAAGACGGACAACAAAAAACAGAACAGGCTGCAACACTCACTATTGATACTCTTGAGCCTGTAATGGTTTATAAATTGCAATCACTTGCTGAACGTGTTAAACGACTTCAAATGTCTTATTCTGAACTTTACAACTTGATTGTAGCGGAACTTACACAAGCTATTGTAAATAAAATTGTTGACCTTGCGCTTGTTGAGGGTGACGGAACAAACGGTTTTAAATCAATCGAAAAAGAAGCAGACGATAAAAAAATCAAAAAAATTACTACAAAAGCCAAATCAGCTGGCAAAACTCCATTTGCTGACGCTATTGAAGAAGCTGTTGACTTTGTTCGTCCTACTGCTGGTCGTCGTTATTTGATTGTTAAAGTGGAAGACCGCAAAGCCTTGTTAGATGAGTTACGTCAAGCAACTGCAAATGCTAACGTTCGTATTAAAAATGATGATACTGAAATTGCTTCAGAAGTTGGAGTAGATGAAATTATTGTCTATACAGGTTCAAAAGCGCTCAAACCTACTGTATTGGTAGACCAAAAATATCATATTGATATGCAAGACCTTACTAAAGTTGACGCGTTTGAATGGAAAACTAACAGCAACATGATTTTGGTTGAAACACTAACAAGCGGACACGTTGAAACTCTTAACGCTGGTGCAGTAATTACAGTAGCATAAGAATAAAACGGAGGAAGTAAATGATAGATTATATTAAAGTCTATTGTGGTATTCCGATTTTAGTAACAGCTTATGATAGTAAACTTATCTTATTCCGTTCGATAGCTATTAAATTGCTAGAAAAAAATGGTATTAAAGCTGACGAAACAAGTGTATTAGTGAAAGACTTTATCTCTTGTTATTGTCGGCTTAA